AATTACTGACTTTTCTCTGAAATATTCCTCTAATTTAGCTATAACCAATGGTCTAGTCTTCATTGTCATACTAAATCCAGCCACCATATTACGATCTTGATTTCTATATCGGTTGTTTATCTGGTGTTCTGTATCCACATACTTTAAATCTTTGCTTGTGTAAAATAAGTTTTGATAACCTCTATCAATACATTGTTGTAGTGTAGCCCAACCTATGTTGTTGTTCTCTACTACCAACAAAGCATTATTATATTCTGTTGCTGTGTTTACACATAAGTTTCCAAAATCTTTTGTTGACATCTTACCTTTGTATTCTGCCACTTGTTCCATTGTTTCTATATCCATCACATGAAATGCAGAGTAATCTGAACCATCTCCTCTACTAACATCAGCACTTAGTACATAATCTCTAGTATAGTTTGCTGGTTGCCATATCCAAAGACAACTATCAACACCTCTCTTTTCTAATGGGTCTTGTGTATGTATTTGTTTGTACTCTTCTAAGATTACACCATCAATAACAGTTTGTCCTGAAGTTAAGAAGTCACAGTCACATTCTTGAGCAGCTAGTGACGGGCCCAATAGTTTATCTTGTTCTGCTCTCCATTCATCATTTCTCTCAGGATGTAAGTTCCAATGAAGTTTGATGAAGTTCCAATCATTACTACCATCTTCTGCACCAACCCAAGTCTTATGAAACCAATTACCTATACCATTTGGTGTAGATAGTGCAATACATTGTCCACCAGTAGATAATGTCTGTGAAGCAGCAGCCCATATCGGTTCAATCTTATCAATGAAAGCAGCCTCATCAAGTATCAGTAGAGATAATGCTTCTGAACGACCACTATCTTCACCACTTGATACAGCTTTTACCTGTGAACCATTATTGTATCGTAAAGATAGTTTATTATCTTCTGTACATTTCTGTTTTAACCAAGAGGGTAAGTTAGCGTGCATTACTCTTACCTTAGTTACTAAGTTTTTAGCAGTATCTTGTTTAGTGGCAATAACTAATATGTTTTTATCTTGATGAAATGTCATCATCCATAAAGAGTAACCAGCAGTCAATGTAGATAATCCTAACTGACGAGCTTTTAGTATGATGTTAAATCTATGTTCTTCGAATGTAGCAAGAGACTTTTCTTGATATTTGTATAAATGAAAAGGAACTTTACCTTTCATCGGATGCTGAACCACACAATACTTTTTCATAAAGTATACAGGACTTTTAGCACACTTTTGGTATTCTTTTTTTATTACATCTTTTAAAACACCTGATTTCATTATATTTTTCCTACTATAAATCCAATTGCTAACCAAATGTACCTGTGTTCATACCATTTTGGTTCAACTAAGTCTACTAACTTCTCATTAGCTACATCTCTTTCCTTTAACAATCCAATCTGTTCATCTTTCTTTACAATGATTAAAGAATCTGATTTTATTTGATTATCCATCTCTTTTACCAAATCCTCATATATAGAAATCTGTACGGATTTAGAGCTATCAGAATGTTGTAGTTCTTTGATATTGTTAGCAATTCCTAACATCTCTTCTTGTGAAAGAGTTACTTGTCCAAGCAAAGGAACTGACAATAATAGTGGCAACAAATATTTCATATTATCCGTTACGTTTAAGAACGTAGACAGTTTTTGCATTACAAGCAACTTCCTTAACACCTATTTCATATAATGTACCAACTGTAAGGTGAGCAAGATTTAATGATCCCCCATTTGATAAATGAGCATGTCCAGTTGTTGAATCTTCTCCAACTATCAAGGCGCCAGCACCATAGTAAGATCCTGTAAATGATTGTGTTGCATTATTTACAGCAGCCACTACTCCTGAATATTTTCCTACATGTCCTTTATTTTGAAAATCATTATAATCTGATGGTGCATCATGCATATTTGCCATTTTATTTCTCCCTATTTTTTAGCGAATTTTTTCAAAAAATCTACGGCTTCATCAGAATTATCCTCTGTAAAAGCCTTCTCCATCTTCTGAGTATTCTTCTTTGTATTAGTTAATTTACGTTTAAGATTTCCTATCTCTTTTTTAGAAGATTGTTTTTTTTCCTCTAATACCTTTATTTCTTTTTCAACTTTTTTCTCTTCTTTTTTGTTTTCTTTAATCACACCCTTTAGTTTTTTAACCTCTTTACTTTTAGAAGAAACAGCAAAAAGTGCACCAATCGTACCTAAGATACCAACTATTATTTTCCAAATCTTCATACTTCACTCTCCAATTGTTCTAAAACTTCTGTGTATTTTTTTAAAGCCTCTTTAGCTTCTTTTTGAATTTTTTTAACATCAACATCCCATTTTTCTTTTTCTAACATTGGTTCGTTAACACCGACATTATTGTAAAATTCAGGAGCTTTCATATCTTTCCATTCTTCTATAGCCTGTATTTGTTCTTTTACAAAAGATATTTTATTTTCTCTTATTTTATTTTTTTCCCATTCTTCGTATGTACCATCGATTCTCATCTTATTCTCTATTTTTATCTGACAATCAAAGCAATGCCCCATCATACTCCAAAACTTATCGTCAAGTCTTTTCTTCATGATAACATCACACTTAGGACAAAACATAGGCATTCTAGCCTCTTTCATAATATCTGAAAGTCTACTGATTTGGTCACCACTCTCTTGTTCTTTACCTTTGTAACCAACCATCGCTCTTTTTTCAGGAGTTCTACCTTTCAGTAAATCCCCCAATGCTTTGTTTTGTCTTTCCGACTCTTTACTATATCCCATAACCTACTCCTATACGAATTTTAACATACCTAAGATTTGATTTGCTGGTGCAAAAGCACCAGTATACTTATACAACTTTCCTTTGAATACAAAAGTTATACCCTCAGACGGTACAACTGATTTCAAACCACCAATAGCATTCAATCTATCTAATTGTGTTTTCAATGTGTTCAGTACCTTTGGGTCTTTTGAAGTTTTAACTTTACCTATAGCAGATTTCAAATCTTTACGAATTTGTTGAGCTGCTTTGTCTGGATTAGCTGCTATAAAATCACTGAGATTTTTTAATATTTCAGCACCCAATTCAAAGAAAAGAACTTCCCAATCTCTGATATGTTTCTTTTGTAACCCTTTTAAATCTATTTTGTCTGTTTTTAATATCCAATCTAAAAACTTTTCATTCTTTATATCTTTTCTAATTTGTGGTATCTTATAAGACTTATCTAAGAATGCCCATCTTTTTGTCAACTTTACCAATATATTATTTGGAACATTATACTTAAATTGTTTTCCTGCATTATAAATATACTCCATCCAATAAGCTTGATGATACTCAGATAAAGTATTGTTTCCTCTCATATTGAATTGATTTTGTAACTTGTTAAGTTTACCTAAAAAGTAACTTTGTCTTTTACTAAAATCTTTTACTTGTGGTAACTTAGATATAAAAGGTTTCTCAATCTTGAACGCTTTCTGTACATCTTGGTTTATTTGTTTTATCATACCAGCTAATACTCTCGCACTACCTCTATCCTCACCTATAGGAGAACCAGCAGAATCGTATTCTATGGTTCCATGAAACTGAAGTAAAGACTTATCGTAAGGTATTACATTTGCTGTCTTAGGATATATAACCTCTAAAGACATAAACTTCTTACCCTCATCAAATATCTTATTCTTTTGAGCATCACTTAAACTACCGACTGCTTTCTGTAAATCTCTCATAGCGTAGACAAAGGCTTTCTCAATATCACCTCTACCACTAAACATACTTTTTATTCCGTTGATATCTAATGCACCAGCACCGTAGTTTTTGATGTGACCTTTATTTCTAGCGGCGATAAGCTTTCCACCCTTCCAACTTACCATTATATTTTGACCATCCGTTTTTTCTGTAACTGCTCCTTCACTATCAAGTTTACCTTGTAGTGTATTAATAATTAGTGTTTTAAAATCTGAAAATGTCAAATTTTTATCATCAAATGGATGATTAAGATGACCATAAGCGCCACCTTCCAATAGTAACTTTACTTCACTATCTAAGTTTATCTTTTCTGTTAGTCTGAAATCTTCTTCTGTGTATTCATCACCGTCAGCACCAGCTGCAAAAAGAGTTCCGATTATGTTGTTGATAGCCGCATCAGTTCCCATCCAATTGACCACCTGCCAACCTAATGGTTTTACAACTTCACCCATCCAATCTTTGTATTTATTAACAGCATTAAGAGAACCACCTTGTTGCCCGTGGTCTAAAAAAGTAAGTGGAACAGAATGGTAGTTTTTTTCTATAGTGTTCTTAGCATTATCATCTAAAATATAGTCAAGAATTTTCCAACCCGCATCTGAATAGATAGAATCTAACCATTCCTTAGAAGTCTTTTTATATGTAGGATAATCCGTATAAAATGTAGAAGGACCATCGTCTA